GGCTTATTCTCCCAATAGTTCTCTTCCCAGTCATACGCTCTCTGCATCCTGCTTCACCTCTTTCTGTTTTGCCTCGGCAGCATCGCGGTCCGCGATCTCCGCCAGTAATGCATCCCTGGCTTTCTGCTCCTGACGTGTCAGCACCTCCTGCAGTGCCATACGCTTAATCTCCTCCGGCAAACCGGAGCTATCCACAAAGTTTGTAATTGCCTGGCTAAATTCCTTGATTTCTAAATTGCTCATATGTTTTATTCCTCCGGTCCTAAATACTGTATAACAACGGTACTGCTGATACGCTGCGTACGCCACGCAACCACCACACCTTTATAATTCATATATCCGCTAACCCCCAGTGCTCTTACGCTGACCAGATCAACGCTTGACAGCTTATTTACGATGGTCGCCGCGCTGATCTTGTCCGCCTTGATTTCACCTGCAGATGTCCAGTTTGCCACTTCCATGTAATTTGCTTTTACAGTGCCTGCACTTATGTAGTTGGATTCCACGGTACCCAGTCTGGCACTAACACCATTCAGATCAGAGACTGTCACATGATCTGCCTCCAGGCTCCCCACGCGGCCACTGACGGCATTGAGAGAGTCTACTGTAGCCTTGGTAGCAATCAGGTTATTTAACTCCAGCTTGGTCACATTTAGCGTCTCAATGGTGGCATATTTGATTCTCATCTCTTCCGCATTAACGATACCGACCAGATCTATCCTCTCCGCCTTGATCTTAATGCTCTCCGCCGTCTGGTTAATCTCCGATACGATATTGTCCTTGGATACTTTGGTTAAAATCTGCTGTGCGTTGATGCTGATCTGCGCAGACAGGTTCTGGTCGACGTCTCGCAATTCCAGTCTGGTCTCTTCGACTGTCCGGGTGAGCACGTTACTCTTGCCCTTTAACTGGATGATCTGCTTCTGTAGTCCATTAACCTGTCCGGTCCTGTACTCCTCACCCTCCGCCGTGTAACTATCCCGGAGCGCCTGTATGCCTTTGAGGGTACGCTGCAGGATGTATGTATAGATAGTCTCCCGGGTCGTGTACAGTAGGATGCCGTCCCCCACCTCCAGGCAGGGATTGCCGCGGGCTTCCACCTGTGCCGGACGGTACCATACAACACCGATCACGCTGAGGACATTGTCTGCTATGGTCTGCAGGTCTGCCGCAGACTTGCCATACACCAAAAAATTGTCCTCTATGATGTAACAGTTATTACCGGTACCCGAGATAGCACCGATGTCGTTCTCTTCCTGCCGGATCTGCAGCTTATCAATATGCTGGCAGATAAAGTCCTCATACTGACAGGATAGATACATGCTCTTGGATACTTCTGATGTCCCCACCGGATCCGCAGGGTAAAGGTCATCTGCCGGATACAGATCATCTGCGGGGTACAGACCCTCGATCATCTGTTCCAGCACCACATACCGCAGTTTTCCATTTCTACCGATGTGCCCAAAACATCCGTTAATCTCGCAGATGGATTCTATTACGGTCTTTCCGGACAGTTCCTGCGGATCTATAGTCTTCTCTACGTTCATACCATCATTGATCAGAGTAATTTCTTCCTGTTCAACGCCAAAGTAAGCACAGAAGCTATCGCGGAACTGGCGAAGTGTCATGGGAAAAGCAAGGCTGTTGTACCATTTAGAGGTCTCAGCATTAAGAATGTCATAAAGAGCATCATATGCGGTTATCTGCCGGTACCGGCGATCCGCAGTAGGCTTGTCCGAATATACCTTGTACTTCCCAATCTGATAATCTTTCAGAGCACCATCCAACCGTACTGACACATTCATGGTATTTCCTTTGAACGATTCCACAGTGTCTAACACAGTGATTTCAAAGGAAGAGGCCACGCAGCATCCAAACCGTAGTTCCTGTTCATCGCAGATTGACTCTGTCACGGTCATCGTCTCTAGTTGGAACTCCGCATTGTCCAGAGTAGTACCGGATCCCTGATATGTAATTATTAACTGTTTATCGACAGAGTCATCGTAGAACATCTGCCGTATACTCTTGTTCATGCTTAATACTCCACCAACGTAACCTTAAAATCGTTGTAGTCTATGTCACGCTCCTGCTCGGACAACGTATGGATGCTGTAAGTCGTGTCTGACATATAAAAGATCCCGGCAGAATACTCCAGTGTCTCATCATTCCAATAGGTACACCTGACTCTTCTCTGATTCTTCTCCGTCTGAGGAAGCTCCGCAAGCCCAATGATATTGTTCCACGCTCTTCTCTCTTCCAGATTCATCTCTCTAATATTCAGAGTCAGTTTCGTTTTAAAATTTGGTGATGTCTCCCGGTGCAGCAGAATATTGGCATCTCTGTAGGCATCTATCTCCACACGCTGATTCGGAGTACTTTCCCAACCATCCGCCAATAAGAAGGAGTTGGGGAGAACAACGTCCCCAAACTTAATTAACCATCCTCCAAATTTCTGCATTGTTCTCCCTCCTTCCTAAATAAATGCACTCTGTCCATGTGTATTCTGGTATATCCGGTCCTGACGTACGGTCTCGCGGAAGATCTCCCGGCCGTCCAGTTTGGCAACAAACGTATAATTGCCGCCACCGTTTTCCCTTTGTGCCTGCTTAAAGGCTTCAACCATTGTAGCCAGAGGTGTCTCGATATTAGTTTGACCTCTGGGCTGATCTCCGAGCCATGCCAAGAATGGCTGACCGCCTTGTATTACCGCACCATTTGCAAGTCGAGGGAGTGACACATGTGCATTCCAATTCGGAATATTGGGACCATCCCATTTTTTCCCGCCAAATACCGGAACCCAATCAGGTATATCTATACTAATGGAATTGATAGCATCAATAATGGCATTTATCGCCTTAATAAAGCCGTTTGCAAATGATTCTGCAATAATATTCCCCATATTTGTAGCATCCTTTGCATATCCTACGATTGCGTCAAACGCACCTTTCCAGTCTCCTACAAATACGTTTTTTACAAAGGTTCCCAGTTTACCTAGCATATCCTGCAGTGTGGCAAGTGCTTCCACGCCATTGCCTGCCCACACAACCACACCGGCTATAGCTGCTATTACTGCCATCACTGCACCTACGACCACGGTTGCCGCTCCACCAAGAGTAAGGAATACCCCTGCTAATATTGCACCGGCAGAAATCAGCAGTAATGTCATATTTTTGGCATTTACACCGTTTTCCGTAATATCTTTCAGTGCAAGGATCAGCCCTGCCGCTCCGCCGACAATCAACCCGATTCCTGCGGCTACCGGCCCGAACAGGATCAATAACCCGGTTACAGCCAGTGCCAGTCCTGCGACATATCCAACAATACCATCCCAGTCCACACCGTTTTTCCACATTTTGATGTAGTTATATACCATCAGTGCAGCTCCGGCGATTAGCATTACCAGTCCTAGAGCCTTAACAAGATACGGTCCAAGTCCTTCAAGATCTTTTAAAAGTCCAGCTATTTTCCACGCCAGTAATGCAATTCCTATAGCAATTACTAACGGTTTTATAAGTTCCAATAATTTCTTTGCTTTCTCCAGCATTTCCACCATTTTGGGATCAACTTTGGCTTCTTCGAAAGCATCCTTGCCAGTCAGTTCTCCACCACCTGCAGTGACTCCACCCTGATCGTTCAGCACATTCAGTTCATCAAATGCTGCAAGTGCCTTCTTTGCAGACTTGCTGGCAGTATCCAATGACTTTGCATAATCTATGGTCTGTTTTCTCGCACGAGTGTAAGTGCTTTTCCCCTGCAGGATTGCCATAAATTGAGCCACGGCATCTGCCGCCTTGATCAACCAATTAATAAGCTTTACCAGATACGGGATAGCCATATTGACAATGGGCTCGAACGCTGCTGCCAGGCTGTTTTTAAACTGTGAACAGCTGCTCTTTAGAGCAGACATCTGTGCATTGTAATCCTTGGAATACCTGGCAAGATTCTGAAAGCCCTCTTTCATCGCCGAGACCATTGTGTTAAATCCCTTAGTGATCCAGTTAAACACCAATAAGCTTAAGGCGATTCCCTTTAGCCGCTGCAGTAGCGTCCCAATCAGTCCATTTGTTTTTTTTACTCCGTTACTGGCTGTTGAAAATGCCTTCTGAGCACTTTTTCCAGCTTTTTCAAATCCTTCCGCCGTATATCCCTGCTTCTGCATCAGTTCGGCCTGTCTCGTATTCAGGGCGCTCAGATTTCTCTCTGCATAGGCTAAATCCTGAGATAGATTCTGATATTGTTCAGTGTCCATTCCGGAAGTAAATGCCCTTCCATCTTCCACAAGCTTCTGCATTTTTTCTTTTAGTTCATCTATTTTTAGCCCAGCATCCGCTTCCTTCTGAATCAGGCTCTCCCAAGGGGATCCCATATTAAGCCCAGCCGCCACGAAATTATCTTCTTCAGCTACAAGCTTTTCCAGTGCTTCTTGTGCTGTCTTTAATTCCGCTTCCAGTTTTTGATACTCTTCTGATGGGATTTTCTGTTCTCCTACCTCCCGCGCTTTTTTTCTCAGATTTTCTACCTTATCAGTAGCCTTATCTATCTGCAGTTGCAGCCGCTGCATCTGAGATGTATCAATTCTGGTACTTATTCGGACTTCATGATCTGCCACAGTCTCACCTCCTAAAATAAGAAGAGCCAATTACACCCTAATGGTATAACTGGCTCATAGGCTCTACTTTTTCTTTTTATTTATATTTGCATATTTCATGAAATCGTTAATTCTTGCCTGCTCCTCAGGAGTAATACTTTCATCCTTGGGTGGCTTGATTTCATATATTTTCTTGGCATTTCTATAAACCTTTTTCTCTTCCGGTGACATTTTGCTGGTGATCTCTTTCTGCCGGATGTCCATAACACGGGTAAATGCACATTCTTCCAAATTGGTCAGCAGACCCATAAACTGAAACCAGTGCATCCTGGTTCTGTTGAGATCAATATGATATTGCGCCCAAAAAGCCGCATAGATTCTCCACTGATCAATATCCCAATCCATGACAACGTCATTCCTCTTCTTTTCGGGATAATTGTCGTGAAGAAAATCTGTCATATACCAGTTTATGGCTTTTCCAATGCCCGCATTATCCGGTCGGGAATCTGTCGGGAAGAGCAGCCATGCCGCTACGTAAAACTTTTCCAAGTCAGATAAAGAATCATCCGTAAGGCACTGGGATATCATAATACCGGTTTGAAAATCCGTATCTATCGGATATCCATTCCAGTCTTTCGGTAATGGGTCAAGCAGTATATTATACATACACTCACCTCATCGTCTGTATCCCTTTCCACCATGCCTTTTTCCATTGTACGGGATCTGAGAATTGTTTCCCTTCCTGCTGCGATTGTATTTTTCATACAATTCCTTGGTTCGTCCGTTCGCATATTTCTCAGCAATGGGACCGATCTGGTCGAAGAAATCGGCAATCATAAAAGGATTAGGCGTAATGTCTCCAAATACCTTCTTACAGGTTTCAGCACCGAACACTTCATCAATGTCATGCATAATGCCGTGTGTCTTGTCGATCATGATCTGCAACTGTTCTCTTTCGGTTTTTTCCTTAAACTCACCACCGGATACATAGTGCTGGATCTTTTCCAGATGCTCTACAAGATCCGTAAATCCTGCATAGAACTCCTGGCTGCCAAAATTACAGATAATGGTATCTCCTTGATCGTTTACCTGCACTTCTGTTCCTGCTGCAATATTTTTCAGTTTCTCCATGTGCTTCCTCCTATTTATTCGCCGACCGTGAAGGTCTTGGTTGCCACTGCAAAGGTACCGTGAATGTCATCCCCGCACTGCTTGACGTTGATCACATTATGTACATAATCGCCACCGTCTCCACCACTGGATGTTACAGATACGGTACAGGGTACCTTGATTGCCTTATAGGTACCGGGTGTTTTCTCCACCTCATCCTTCAGCCGAAACCGCACGAAAGAGGTCTTGGCCTTGGCTCCCACGGGCAGGGTATCCACCAGACGATCGATAAATACCTGTACCTCATCCTCCACACAGTCCTCCTTGTCCACGTCAAAGGATCTCTGATAGGATTTCACCTTATTGGATGCACTCGCCTGATGAATGTAGTGCTTGGTCTCCTCTTCAGGATTCATCTCCTCGGTCAGAGACTCCACACCATCTCCAAGCAGTTCATACTTAGCAGGTTCCACATCCATACTTGTGTCAATGTAATGTCTTAAATCTTCTCTCACGATTATTCTCCCTTCTTAAAATACTCAATGAAAATTGTCATCTGATACAGAGCTTTGTTCTGTTCATTCTTACCCATGTAAAACGGACTGGAAACTCCAATCTTCTGAACGGTCACGCCATCCAGCGCAGGGAAAACCTTCTCCCGGTTCTGCCTGTCGATCCAGTCTGTCAGTGCTTCCAGCCATGCTCCATTTTCCTCGCAATCAGTATTAGTCTGTGTATCCATCCTCGCCCGGATCTGATAATATTCCTTATGGATCTCAGCACCACTGATAAATCGCTTCACGTTGACCGTAGGCTCCTTGACCAGCACGTAATCCACCGTGCCGCGCATCAGATCCGTATCAATATGCTTCATTTCCTTCGGGTCAAACTTTTTTAGCCACTCAATAATTCTTCCACTTACAGTCACTTCATAGCCTCCTTGGCTGCCTTAATCATGTTTTCTGCACCGCCTGCCTGCTCATACCGTTCCGCCCATTGATGCCCTCGGAGACCACCTGCTTGTTCTCCACCGTTTGACCAATTCCAGTCTTTCTCTCCGTAGTAAAGCCGTCTCGCTTTATCATCGCAGTCATAAACTATTTCACCAGATCCAACAACGGTATGAGTATGCCCGCTGTCAATCAATGCTCCCGTGTCCATCGGGACATAAGGCTGCACACCACGTAAAAATTCCTCATCCACGGCTTTCTGCACCCTGCCTCCCGGCTCCAGTCCCAGTTCCTTGATAAGGCTCGCTGCACCAAAGTTACAGACATAATCCATTCTTCCTTTACTCATTGCCTACCACCTTAATTGTCTTAAGCCGCGGGCGGTTGCGATTATCCGATACCGCTGTGACAGTGACTACATACTGGTTATCCTCCGCCAGATCTGACAGCCTATAGCCATCCGCAATCTCCCGGACACTGTTTCCCAGTACCAGCTTGTCCTGCCCGCTCTTGGCATCCAGTGTCCAATACTTGGCGGCCTCCTTCGCGGGGAGTTTTCGATATTCCTGTGGCTCCAGGTACGGCTTATTGCCATAACCCCTCTGGAAATCTACCGTGATGCTCTCAACCTTGGTCTCTGTCTGCACGCCATTGACCGTTGTAAGCGCCGTTTTGTTATGGCTCCACTGGACTCCCCGGACAATGGATCTGATCCACGTCTCCTTATCTGTCTCGGGATCCCTATGGTAGTTGTAAACTGTCATAATATCCGTAAATAGTGCACTCATAATGCACCTGCCAATCCCGTACCGGACAAGCCGGAACGTATCACAGAGGTAAGCTGCTCTTCCTTCTCCTGTGCTGTTGTGACCTTATAGGATTCCGAATACCCGTCATTACTGACGGATGCTATACCGGTACCCATTCCGGAGGCATCCTGCGCTGCGATAGTATTGAGCAGCTGGCAGAAGGTATCCTGAATCTGCATATGGACCTGCTGCTGGAAGTCTGTTGCTGTGTCCTCGTTATAAGCATCCTCAAACCGCTTTGCCCTCATATGGGTGATGGAATTAAACTTGATCTCTGCCAGTTTGGATAATCGGTTAAATTCCTTCTCATCTGTGATGCTATTATAAAGGGAGCCGTATTGCTCCCACGTTATGTAAGACATACTGCTCCCTCCTCTTTTCTCTTAGCCTGCTGTCTTAGGTTTTACCTTAATTCCCTTAAGAACACCTGCCATCTTACTATTCTTTAAAACAGCACCCGCAAGCATTTCAACTTCACCCTTCTTTACTGCACCAGGTGCATTCAGATCAGGAAGATAGGTATGTACCATCTTGCTGCCGTCAACAGAAATTCCATGAAATGCATTGAGTCCCAGTTTTGCCGCATAAATCGCTGTTTCACCGTATGCTGTAGCAGATGGGGTAGTTGTCTCGATCACATCAACAGTCTTGGTGCCATTATAATACTGTCCAACATCCATCATAGGAATGCCGTTATATTTCTCCACGGTTCTGCCGAAACCGTCCACGCTTCTTTCATAGAATCCCGCGCGTCTTGCTGCTGCTCTTGTCTTTGTCAGTAATTCATTGTTCATCAGCAGAATATCCGGTTTTTCTGCCAACTTACTGATGAACCCATCCAGTTCATCCAGATAAGCATTGTAGTTGCTATCCATCAATGCACTGGTAGAGATGTCAACCGCAGATGTGTATTCTGTGTCAGAACCGGATAAGATTTTTTTGAGACCGTCAAATGTTCCAGTAACATATCCTGTACCAGATGCAGCAGATGTTCCATTGATTACGAGATTATGGAAATAATTTGCTCCTGCTTTGGTTTTTTCCTTGATCTGGAAGTCGATTTCATCAATAGCGCCTCCGGTCTCTGCAATAACACGGTCTACCTCAAAGGATCCACCGAGGATAATCACCTTTGCGGTTGCTTCCTCTCTCTTTGCCTCGTTAGGTGCGTACTCAGTATTGATGGAACGCACAGCTACTGTAGACGGTGTTTTTAATCTCATATATCCATAAGTAAGCGTAGAGCCACCGGTTCCAGGGGATACAGAATCATCGAATGTAAGCATATCAAGCAAGAGGGATGCTCTTCTGAATTCATCAATAACATTCTGATCTACTTTGTCAGCCATTCCGACTTTTGCTTCCGCTAATGTTAAAGCCATTTTTTATTCTCCTTATTTATATTTCTCCTTAAGTGCATCCTTAAGGGTGTCTGTTGACTGGCCGGTGGTTTTATGCACTTGTCCAATCAGATTTCCAGTTCCTACCGGATTAGGCTCCGGCTCTCCGAAGAGCATTTTACTATCTTCTGCTTCTGTTAAGGCTTTCAGTGCTGCTGCGATATCCTCTTTCTGGTTTTTAGATGCTTTCAGTGTTTCCACATCCAACAGCGCCATAATAGCCTTGGCATTCTTGCCATTGGCCGCAGCAATGTTTTCTTTCACAAGATCATTAAAATCGCGATCTGCAATCTTAGCATCATAATCCTTCTGGATATTAGCTTTTTCTGTTTCCAGATCATTGATTCTCTGATTCAGGCCAGACACATCTACATCCTTAAATCCGTCTAACTTATCCTGTAAGTCTTTCATGGCGGTATCATTAGCCTTGATAGTCTCATTGGCTGCGTCCAGCTTCTTGGCCTGATTGTCATAGTCAGTCATGGTCTTGTAATTCTCCAGTACGGTCTTTTCAAATTCCTTTTTCTTGTCCTCCGGCACTTCCAGACCATACTCTTTCATGATTTCAAAAATGTTCTTCATATTATCCTCCTAAAATATTTTTTGAATCGCACTTTCTGCGATATGGGAAATTGCGGAAGCAGGGATCGAACCTGCGACCTCCGGGGCATGAACCCGGTGAGCTGCCTCTGCTCTATTCCGCCACTGTAGAGCAATAAAAAAAGAGCCGCAGATCAATTACTTGGAATTGATCACATCGGCTCTAGGCTCTACGTTGATTACTATTTCATTTTTGCATTTCTTGCAGTACGCCGGAAAATTTGAAATCTTCGTGCTCGGCAATACCTTAAGGAAATGCGGGTTGCCACATTTCGGGCACTTACACCATTTAGAACTCATATATTACCAACTTTCTGTAGGTTGGCGTGTCTCACAGTGTTATTATAAAACAAACTTATGTTTGTTTCAATAAAAATCTGTAATCTTTTTTACTCCAGCTTATCCTTCTTCCATGATAGCTTGTATTAGCGGCATATATTTTTTTTCCAACCTGATATTTATACGGGTTCTTTCTCCATCAAAAGTGTGAGTTGTCGAAGGGGAAATCTTCTTCTCCTCCTCTTCACGTTCTTTTTCCCATTGATTGGTAATCTCATCTATCCTAGCCTTTTGGCTTTCTGACAATACTCTTTTGCTCATACACTATGTATCCTCTATTTGCTAAGCTCTGCATGATTCGGTGTTGAAGTTCTCCGGTATTCCCTTCGTCCATCATATCTTCAATGGCCCATCTCCATGCCTGATTATAAGTTACCATATCTATCGGTTTAATAATTTCAACTCTATAGTCATATTTTTCATTTACCAGCCTGTATGATGCTGACTGGAAATACCTCATAAGATTAAAATCATCTTCACCAAACGACATTATTCCATTTGTTTTCGGATGGTTATGCAGTACTATGCACTCTGACAGATCCAAGTTTCCTACGCTGACTGCATCTTCTACACCCTCATTGTAATACAGCCTGCCCTCTTTATCAATGACAATCAGTTTCTCTATTTCACTGTCCCTTATCTGGTTGCCATAGTACTCTATTGCATCTTCCGCCTTAGAAATATCGATCTGTCCGATATATACCGGTTCACTGCCATCCCCTACAGCGTCAGATGCACCTAATGTCTTTGCCTTTAGGTCATTCTCAAAAGAGGTATCATGGTATTTTTTCCACGCCTGTGTCTTTTTCAAATCCGATGTGCCACATTCATACCGCAACCGTGCAGGCTTCTCATTCACTCCAGCAGACTGACAGAACTCCTTGTACTCTCTACGCTTCCTGCTGATTTTCACATTGATCTCTTGTGTATCCATTCCAAGGGCTTTGAGTGCTTCCTTTTCCCGTTTCAGTGCCCGGATATTTCTTTCCAGCGCCCGCATTTTCTGCGTAACAGCATAATAGCCATATTCCTTGCCATTGATAATAACAGGGGACGGCTCCGGACTCTCCTTCGGATAGCTGGACACTCCCTCGAACCACGGATGATGATTATGTCTGCAGTTATACCCATACAGGCCAAGCGGATCATTTTCATGCGCACCATCCACGCTGTAGCCTGTGGCTCTCCATAGATCTGTTATATAGTCCTGGCCAATGCGTTTTGCTTCCGTCCGGTAGTCCTGCCCTTCTTTCACAAAATACACATGGCCCTGCCACTGCTCATGATTGGCATGACCAATTCCCGTGTTACGGGCTCCCCAGTGCTTGGAGACGTATACCAGATTCTCGCCGGATACCATAATATTATTATCCAACACCTTACCGGCCATCTGGTGGCATCCGGTTCTAACCGCCATTCTCGTGGCAGTATCCAGCTGCATAGAGTACCCCGAAGCAAAATCAATGGACCGCAGACCGCTCTGTGCAAGATTATGTACGGTATCCTGTATCACCTTGTCCCGACTGAATGTGCCGGAGCATACTTTTATAATAGCCTTATCCAGTTCCCGCTGATACGTATTCTCCACCGCCTCATATCCGTTCATGGTCTTAAAGCCGGTAGTCTGCGTCATATTTTTAAGGGCTCCGGCCGTCTGCTCCGAAAACATTTCCACAAGTCTCGGCAAAAAAGAGTTATCCGTCAACTCCTTCGCATTCTGTTTCCACACGGACAGATCATCAATCCATGCCATATTCCCGGCACCAGCTACGATCTCATCATTTGCCTTGTATGCCTCCTTGGTAATGTTATTGATAATATCACGGATCTCCCGCTTATATTCCAGGGTGTTTTTAGCCACCGCTTTCCGGTACTCCGGGTCTGACGTCAGTAGCTTCATCGCTTCTTTGCGGATTCTCGCCGGACTATACCCCAGTTCACTCATGGAGTGCGCCTGCAGCTCCGCAGTCCTGGTATATGTCATGGTCTTCTGTATCCTGCGGGCAATATCCACGATGACCTCATGCTCCAGATATTGGAACAGCGGTACAAGGGCTTCTTCTATGATCTCCAACTGCTCCTCTGACAACATTAGTCTTCATCCTCTCCATCCAAATTATCATCAATCTGCAGCTTTTCATCTACCAATTTCTGTGCCTCCTCTTCCGTGAGACTGTATGCGTCCATCAGATACCAAACCGTGAGCTTCGGAATGTCGAAAGAGAGCGCATCATTACGTTTGCGTTCCAGTTCTGCCTCCCGATCAGTGATATAACTATCATCAAAGTCCACCAGGACTTCCTGCTCCAGGTTGAATGACTTGCCGTGGAAGGTATTTGCGAACCACATCACCGCCCGGCAGATATCCTGTATGTATCGGACGGCTTCCTGCCGCTGTCGGTTAAGTTCCTGCATCTGATCCTGACGCTCTCCCACATACTCGGTTGCTGTGGTAATCTGCCCGTTTTCGAAACTATATTTCTTTGTGCCATAGCCGAAGGACATAGATAACAGGGACAATGCCAGTTCAAACGCCTTGGTGATCTGCTCCACACGGATCTCTGGATTATACTCCTGGATCATGCCTTTTTCTTCCGGTAGTTTCTCGCCAGTAAATACGAACAACTTCTTTTGCTCCGTGGTCAGCTTCGGCTTACCATTCTCATCGAACTCACATAGCAATTCACTAATTAGAATGATCTTTTCTGACTTATCCAAATCAGAAAAAAGAACGTTATAACACAGATCCACAACTTTCAGCGCCGGGATTGCATCCCACAACTTCGGCAACCCATAGCCTTCCATATCATCCAGATTATTAACCTCCGCATTCCGCATCACCGCAAAGGGCTTCACATCACCTAGTTGTACAACGGTTTTCCTATCTGTTATCTCAGTACCTTTATCGTCAAACACATGTGTCTCTGCAATGTAATTGCCATCCTCGCCAATGGTAAACAGTACCAGCGTGGTCTGCTTCTTTCCCTTGGACAAAGCACTCCCCGAGAAAGCAGCCTCGATCACAATATCATCTTCCACAGTCAGCGGCAGAAATGCATCCGCCTCCACATAATTCAGTTTGATCTCGCCGCCCTGCACGGAACCATCATCCATAAAGGTTGCATTGTCCAGACGGATGTAGCAGGCCGTTGTCCCGTCCGCTGAGGTCTTTTCCAACTGCTTGCGGTACTGGGTATTAAATTTACTGCCGTCAAGCACTGCTGCAACATAGTCAGCCTGTTCACCGTCCCCGGCATTGATCTCTAATACTTCACACAGGTTTGCATCGTCCGAACAGCACCGCTTTCCAAAATTCAACCGGCTCAGTTCGTATGAGATCCCATTCAGCGTTTTCCGTTTATGAAAGTCCTCTATAATCCTGTTGCTGTACCAGTCATCGCATACCTGAATCTTGCTCAGAGCATTATCATTGACTGTGTATCCCTTTTTCTGTAAAAAATCCTTTACGCATCCTTCCATGTCCTTCTCCTCCTGTTGCACCGGTGCAACTTTACCTGTCTAAGTCTATATATTCCACAAAATCCAACCATGTGTAGCATTCCGCATCCCACCAGTCATTACAGTTACCTATATTCTTATCTTCCGGCTGGTTCGGATGATCCTCATCCCATTTCAGGCTCCCTACAGCCTTTCTCAAATGCTCACATTTTCGATTGATCTTTATCCTGCCAGTGTTTAACAATTTGTCCATTGTCTTCGGTCTGTCTGATATTTCATTCTTTCGGCAGCCTTTTATATTTTGGTATGGAAGTCCTGCCTTCTTTGCGGCGCTCCGTAAGCTGTTTATCATCGTTGTACTGGCACTGTCCGGAAACACCCAGTCGATTCTCCCGTATTTATCTCTGCATCGGTTATAGAACTCTACGAACTTTTTGCAGATCATGTCTGCATCAATGTCATTTGACAATGGCAGGAAATCCTCTTCAGCTGTCCGCAGGTCATGATATCGATTAAAATACAGTTTTAAAACATACGTTGTCATGGATCCATTTCCACCAAAATCAATCCCCAGCGTTACCTTGAATGGTTTATGTATCAATTTCCCATTTTTATCCCTTTCAAGTAACGGATCTGTCTCCTCATCATACAAATATGGCTCATTATTATCGGCAAACTTAGGGAATATGATTCCCTCTGCAACGGCTCGTTCTCCCTTAATGTCACGGCGATACCAGACGGTCCCCTTGTTGTATGTAAGCAGCACAGTTTTTATCTTTTCATCTGACATGCTCATGTTGTCTACCAGCGTAAAGTGACCGTAATTGTAGCCGTAATCAGAGTGTAAAATCTGCTGTTCTTCATGGAATGCCAATATATCCGTATAGTACCAATGTTCCTCTTCTTTTGGGTTGAGGTCATGGAATATCTTCCGATCTGTACTGGACAATGTACGGTCAAATACCTCCTTTAGAAACTTCTGGTGGCACTCATTAGCTTCTGTCACATATGCCATGCCGTAGGTATTACCTTTGATCAGTTTCTCATCCCCGTCCTTGCCCCCTCCAGACACAAGGACCACCTTTTCTCCTGTTTTGGTCTGTACATAGACACAGTCACGGTCTTTATATTTGCCTTCCCTGCATCTGCCCTCGAAGTAATTCAGAAGTCCATAACCATCACAGTCCAGAATGTTCAGTTTTGCCGTTGCGTTTGACACCCCGGCAATCAGGTGTATTTTGTTCTGATGGGTTTCCAGCAGCGAACAGAAAATAATGGTCTGTAACACGTTCTTTCCGCCACGCTTGCCCCCTTCTGCCACGTTGAACCAACTATGCAGGCACCGGAGGAAATACTGGTATTGCCGCTCACTGAACGGTGCTGGGTTATTCATTCGCTTTCTCCTCAAAATCTTCTATGGCCCGGTTGGCTACTGGGTTCTTTAGTATATCCGCAATGGTCTGCATATTCTTAAGTATTTCTTCTCCGGTGTTGTCCTTAACCTCTGCTCTCTTGCGCTCATATTCCGCTCGGTATTTACTCTCCGGGTGCATCAGGAAATACTTGGTCAGCCAGTCGAATGCCTTCTGCTTGTCCGCCAGCTTTATAGATACCCCGTCCTTTCCCTGCTTCACCTCCTGGATGATCTGCGTATCCACATTATTGGAATCAGACAATCTGACCGTGTTCACCTCTTTGGTGAGGTACTGCTTAGTATCAGGATCCTTGACAGGGCCGAACGCTCCCATGACCTGCACATTCTCCCGCCCGAACGACATATAATTACCGATATCCGCAAACGCAATCCGCATCTGCAGTTCCACTACATCCTCGGTGCTGGTGACGATCTGCTGGCGCTTCAGTTCTTTCAAACGTTCTATTTCTGTTCTCACCCTAACATTTCCTAACAATCGAGGCCCTGCGCAGAGTGCAGATTCGTAAGTGCATCCATATGCCTTCTGGTAGCTCTGAGCTGCATTGAATGTCCGGCTGTAATAAATACAGAACATCTGCTGCTCTGCCGTCAGATCTTCATTCTGCAATGTCTCCCTCGTTCCATCATCAATAGTTGGCTTTTTTTCCGTTCTCTTCTTACCCGAACGCTCGCTTTTCTTGCTCGTGTCACATTCCGAACGTTCGCCATCCCATCCGTGCGTACTCTTCCACCGCCGTACCGTTCCCGGAGGTACCTCCAGTTCAGCCGCAATGTCTACCAGTTTCATTCCTTGCTTATATAGTTCGTATGCTTTATCACTTAATGGATTTTTCTTTGCTGCCACTGACTACCTCCTTTCTGACAAAATAAAAAGAGCCAGCACATGGATTTCTCCACGTATCGGCTCTTGGCTCTCTAAATCACTATAATAATATACTAGTATTTATTTGCAGTATATCTTATCTCGCATTGCAATAAATTACAATGCTCTATATTTTCCATCTGGATCTTTCGTTATTAACGTATTTTCTAATAGATTATCGATATCCATTTCTACTATTCTTCCAATTCCATTTCCAAATTTAGTGCAAAGTTCATTAAAATCTACTGGTCCATATTTCTTAATATATGCCAGCATATCCATATTATACGGCACCCCTATTTTTATCATAGCATATACCCTCCGTAATCTAATGATATAATTATACCACTCAGGCCCTTCTTAATCAATCTTCTTATACTGTAGCCACTCTTAATCTAAAAATAGATCGCATACATTCTTGATCCTCTGCAACATAATGCTGGCCAGCCGTGCTCCGGTCCTTGTGGCCCAGATAGTGACCTGCATCCCATATAGTACCGCCACGCTTACAGATATTGGTGGCCGTGGTCTTTCTAAAGAGGTGGGGATATACCCGGCGTTCAACCTCCGCTCTGCTTGCGATGCTCTTAAGTGCACTACGGATCCCGGCATCCGACAATCGGCTATACTTCCCGTTAGCACACCTCTCGGACACGAACAAAGGATCCCGACTGTTAATACTGCAGCCACGCTCCTGGATATATTCCCCGAGGTACTTAAGTGCAATATCATCAAGGTATACGGTCCGATAGGTACGGGTCTTTTGTCCATACACTGATACGGATCCGGCACGCCAGTCTATGTCATTCACGTTGAGCCGTTCCATCTCGCCCACTCTGATGGCGGTGCTCCGCAGCAGTTCCATCATGGCGCGGTCGCGCTTGCGGGTACATCCGGTTTTAAGCTCCTCATACTCCTGCGCTTCCATGTGATCTACCGGTTTCTGAATCTCCGGGTAAATTTCCACACTCTCCACGGGGTTTTCCGTAACTATCTTAGATTTTCTCATCCATGTAAAAAATGCACTGAGGTGCCGCCGCTGATTATTCAGGGATGTATTGCTGTTGCAGCTTTTAATGCTATTAAGCCAACCCTCCACATCCATACTGGTGATCCGGGTAAGCGGCTTTTGACAGTAATCCGTCAGCCGCCGCACCGCATCCGTATACTGTCTTACAGTCTTGTCCGACAGCTTGGGAGCCTTTTTGAGCATAAACAGCTGCATGATATACTCATTAGTGTTATCCACGGTAGCAAGCTCTGTCTCCGGCGCATCCACCTCTACCTTAGTCAGTTCATCGGTGAGGACTACACCGAGCAAATCCAGCTCCTGACTATCTAGATGGTAGCGCATTTTCAGCATGATATTGTTCTTCAGTTCTTCTTTTTTGTCCATCATATCCGTAACCCTCCACAAATTCCTTGCCTGGGGATCACCAGTATGGTATAATACTCCCAGACGTGAGAGCGGTACAACTTACTTTGGTCGGTGGGTGTACCGCTGTTTTTATGTAACAGACCATTGACAAATACTTGCAGCAATGGTATTATTTGTTTGAAGAGAACAAATGTTCTGTGTTCGTGGATTCGTCCCGGTGCAGGACATTTTGTTTTATCAAGGATTTAATTTCACTCGCTTGTAAATATAATCACCCAGATAAATGATGCCATCGTAAAAATCTTTTGAATGCTTAGTTAAATCAATCTTGACTCTTTCATCTGAGAAAAATTCTGACATTAATCCGCATAACTTTGCCTGTTCAGAAGCCCTACCAGCAAAGAAAGCTGCAGATGTCAATAAAAGTATTCCTATGATTCCTCCCATTATCTTCTCCTTTACTTTTTGTCCGTCAATTCTCTGCCGCACAGCGGGCAGATTTTTATTTTTATTGCTCCCATCGGCTCGTTTTCACTATTGGCAAAGAGCATATAATTTTCTGCTCCCAGCCTAATAGTTCCATGTTTGCCGCTTACATTTGCATACTTCTCGCAAAAATCACACATTTCCGCTCTCCTTCACTAACTTTCAGTTTTATTGTGTAATAATACGTACCGTTACACAGGTAAATAATTGTCCAGCGCCTGCCGGATCACCCAGGAGATAGGTCTGTCCTGCTGCCGGCAGTAATCAATTAATCTCTCGTACTGCTCCGGATCCATGCTGATGTCTTTCCGGATGTTCTTCTTACCTTCTTTCTTCGGTCTCGCCATTCCTATCTCCTTTCGTTACACAATTTTTCCGATATTTCAGTTTACTCCAGATGCGCTGTCCATTTCCGGATATCTGCCGGATCAATCACTTCCGCACATTTAGGACATATAGGATATAAACCTTTTCTGCGATTCTCGTCCATGTCCCGGAATGTTTTATTCCTCCTCATCCGCTTGAATTCAGCATCTGCCATTGCTCCGTATAGCTTGGCTTTAGATAGCATTTTTCGCTGTGCATCCTCCAGCTGCTCATATCTTTTAGCCAGTGTAACCAGCGCATCAAAGGCATCTATTGTAGCACCGCAATCTTGGCAGCTTACGATCCTGTTTACCGTATCAACCTCGTAATGGGGTGGATCGCATTTGCACAGCTTTTCTCTTCCTCGCTCGATTTTTACTAGGCTGAAAGAAATAATCTCATTGTCCATAATAATCCTCCGAAAATCCTAACTTCTATATTGTTTCAGCTCTTCAAGCCATTCTGCGAGCTGATCATGCTGTTCTGAGCACTCAATGCATCCATTACTACGATTTTGACTAGCCACTTCCTTTGCATGCTGTATGGCTTCATCCAGTGACATTTTACTCATAGCATTCCTCCACTAAATCCTAATATTTCAGTTTAATAATCATATTCTACAGCTCTGTTCGGCTTAAATTGTCCTTTCATCATCAACTTTGCTTCAAATAACTTATCAACAAGAACATCAATGCTCTTAATGTCTGTAAAAACAAGCAATGTGTCATCATCTTCTTGTACAAACTTTTCAGCACTAATTGCTTCTCCAACTTTATGAGTACCTTTGTTTTGTAAAACAACACAACACCTTTGCTTATCTTCTTGGCATAATGCAGTTAATAAAATATCTCCTGTCCCAAATCTTGCTATAGCTTTTCCTTCTATCATTTTCAATCATCCCTTTCTCCGCTAAATCCTAAGTTACATAGACTTGACAGCAACACCATTCACCTCTACGTCTCCCTGCAACTCGATGACAAGGCACTGTCTGCCGTCAATTACCTTCGCCTTTACCAGATCTGTGCGATCGGGATTTACCTTTACCGCCACAACCTGGGTCTTCACATCAAAGTTACGGCTGCTGTAAATATTGTCCAGCATCAACTCCGTGTTCCGTCCTACGGTATCGTCGTAGCACTGGTCAAACGCCTTCATGCCGTCATCGTCCAAACCGCTTTTGGCAAAGATGGTCTCAACTTTGTTTTTATCTAATACCACAGGATCAGGATCCTCCTTATGCTCCTGCACAATCTCAGTCAGTTCTTTGTGGATGTTCTTAATTGCTTCCACAGAACAATTATCACCCAGTACTTCTTCTACCAGTGCCTGGAATGCTTCTTTCTGGCAGTCCGCAGGCAGAGGTAGCGGGCATCCCAACATCTTATCAATAAAATCGTCCTTCAGTTCCGCGGCATTCTTGGAATAATACAGCGTGCTGTGAATATCCGCGCTACGATCATTGAAAGCCGGGAACAGGAACGCGGTGTCCGGCATCCCCACCACCCAATCACGAAGCCGGTTCTGGAAGGTGTTCTCCACAGCATTGTAGCTCAGTCCAGTCTTGGACAGATCCACCGGGCAGATGCAGGCAAGTATATACTCATAAACCTCATCAGATGCATCCTCCATCTCGATACCGTCCTTGGTACGGCCCGGCACATCGTAGGCATCGTGGATCAGTAGGATCAGATAATTGCCCACATATTCATAAGATTCAATGATGCGGTAGTAGAACTGCTCCAGCAGTGCATCGTCTCTTAATTTGCTGTCCCGTAGGTGCAGCAGGAACTCCTGTGTTCCGCCCTCGCTCTCACTCTCCAGCGGAAATTCCAAATTCAGAAGATTCTTGCCGATGGTGCCGGACAGACTCTTACGCAGAATCTCGAAATACTTGAACATTTCCTCCTCCGGCAGTGCCAGAAATGCCTGCTTTAATTCGGTTTTCTTATTCTTCTCCCCATCCACGTAGCATCCGCAGATGCGGGTGATGGAACAATTTCTTTCTGTAAATAATTTCTTAATCTCACTGATTTCCTGTTTTATCATAGTCAAATGTCCTCTCTTCCTTTAATTTGCCGAACTACCGAATTTTTCTCGGCAGTTTGATTTCTGCCCCGTATTACCGGGGGATTTTAACTTGCTGGTAACTTGCCGAAACTCATACCCAGGCACCCGTATAGCCCGCGGGGATCCTTCTGCATCTGTCTCCAGTGTTCCATCCGCAATCATCCATGTAATATGTTGGTGGACTGCACTACTGCTATGCAGCCCTACTTCATTCCCAATCTCACGGAGCGTAGGAGGGTATCCATGCTCCGTGGTGTAAGATATAATTGCCTTTAGAATCTTATCTCTAATCTTTTTATTATGCTCTGTCATAGCCTGCCTCCTACGCAAACCGGAGTTGGCCGGTCTGCTCTGTCTTGATCTGCATGTTCGGTGTACGCTCTCCTATTCGGAGATCACTGCAGTTTGCAGATACCAGTGCTTCTGCCATAACCGGCACTACGCTGTTACCTATCCTTGCCACTCGCTCCACAATAGGATATGTTTTTCCTGCAATATCCCTATCAATGATATAATCCTCGGGAAATCCCTGCATCAGCTTCAATTCTTCCGGCTTCAGCATCCGCAGAAAAATGTCTTTTATAACATATTGCTCTCCATCAATCTCAATCAGAACATTCACCAGTCCGAACCGATCCTTTGTGGTAATGGTCCCCAGCGGCTTATCCAATGTCTGACCACAACCGGTTCCGTAATATTTGACCATAAACGCAGATACAAGTCCGAAATGTCCAGGGGAAGTGGTGATTGTATGCAGTGGCTCGTCACACCCCTGCCCGATCCCGGTCTTATAAAACTTTGTGACAAATGCGGTTACCAATCCGTACCGGTTGCTGGTATCAATAGTCTTGATAGGATCCGTAAGGAATTGTCCCCGGGAATCCCCCTGCCTGGTTTCACCGTGATACTGGATGATAAATGCCAGTGCATCCTTACTTTTGACGATATACGGATGTGGATTATTAATTATGTACTTTTTCACACCATTACCGATTCTGTCCATTGTAGCCGCCGCCAGTGGCTTCTTACGCTCAAATATGGATGTTCCAAGATCAGACCAGTCAATATAGTCACCGCATTCTTTCCATCTCGGTAGCAGTATCCCATCTTTACTGTATGTAGGTGCTGGCCAGACGATTTTATTTCCATCCCGCCGGAAAATTGCATACCATCTTTTCCGTGTCGTAGGTGCCCCATAATCCGCAGCCACAAGTTCCCGACTATCGAAATCATATCCAAGAGAGGTCATTGCTGTAATAAACTTACGGTAGTCCTCTCCCCTGCGTTCTGGTATCGGGTGACCGTCTGCATCCAGCGGACCCCACTGTTGTATCTCTTCAACATTCTCCATGATGATTACATCTGGCAGTAGCACTTTTGCGTGCTTGTACACCGCCCAGGGAAGTATTCGCAATCCTTTTTTGCGTGGTTGCCCGCCCTTTGCTTTGCTATGGCTTGTACAGTCAGGTGATGCCCACATCAGAGCCACATGGCGATCTCCAACATATTTTTGCAAATCTACCTTAAAAATATCCTCTGTCAGATGCAATGTGTCAGGGTGGTTTACCATGTGCATCCGTATAGCCTGCGGATCGTGGTTTACGGCAATGTCAACAGATCTTCCAAGTGCCATTTCTATTCCTACGCTTGCTCCGCCGCCACCGGCAAAGCAGTCAATGATAATGTTATTTTTCATGGCATCACCTCCGGCATAAAATCAAACAATGTAGGCTCGTCCACCTCATTCTCCGCTGCCTGCAGGTACCCCACACCATCCCTGAAATAATCTGGATTCAGCTCACAACCTTTACCGTACCGGTGCATCTTCACCGCTGTCATGGGTACTGTCATCAGGCCGCCAAACGGATCATAGACCGTATCGCCCTCATTACTGTATCTGTTGATGATCCGCTCCACGATATCCAGTTGCAATGGACATACGTGCATCTGTGCCCGCCTACGGCTCTGCGTTGTGTTAAGGGTACGCATTCGGTTGATGTCATCCCATACTTCCATCTGGTTCCAACTTCCCGGCGCAACCACCATAAAGGTAGCCGGGAGTTTCCCGTTTTCGTCCAGCTTCTTTGCCAGCTCTACGTGTTCCTCGTAGTTGTAAATATGTTCCCGGCTGTATTCCCTGTACACGGCCTGAAGGTTGTCCACGGATATACTCTCCAATTCTTCCTTGCTGACCAGTCTATCTCCGGATGATCTCCAATATCCGTGTGCGTCGATCTGCCACTGGGCGCGGGTGTAATCTTCTTTCGATTTTTTGACCGGATCATCCGCATACGCCGTAGATCTGTCTGTCGGCAGTTTCCTGAAAAGCAGGATATATTCCGGACAGCCTACTCCCATCTTGGATCCGTCCTTGCACTGTTCTGTCCATCCAAGGCGGTATGTCTGGTTATTCTCACGAACCACATCCGTCACAACAGTAATCATTCCGAAATACTGGAAACCATGCTTCATGTAATGGCTGATGCACTGTGCATGAAAAGGTTCGATAGTAGGCATTCCGGTACCAGTCGCATTTCCAAACAGTACGCGGTCCTTTACGTGGATAGCTGCCACCCTGCCGGGTCGGAGCACCCGGAGCAGTTCCGGTGTCAAAAAGTCCATCTGTTCAAAAAACCTGCCAGTATCCTGATTGTGTCCGAAGTCGTTATAATTGGCACTGTACTCATAATGATTACCGAAGGGAATAGAGGTATGTATCAGATCAACGCTGTTACCTTCCATTGCTCTGGTCTCTTCTACGCAGTCGCCATATACCGCTTCATAATGTTTTCCACTTACCGTTCTTTCTTCTCTGCTTCCTTCCACACCCATCTTCCTTTCCAGCCGCTCTGCCTTGTTTGCAGAGTTCAGACCATACTTTTTTACGATCTCTATCATCTTTGCAACCATGTGATTATGATTCTTCCATTTTTCTTCCAGTGCTTCCCTGATCTGCCGCTCATTCTCCATGTAAATAATGTCGATTACTACCGGTTCCGTCTGCAAGAATCTGTAACACCGGTGAATGGCCTGAATGAAGTCATTGAACTCATAATCAATTCCAAGAAAAATCTCACGATGACAGTATCTCTGAAAGTTACATCCGGATCCAGATAAGGATTTCTTTGTGGCAAACAGCCGGCTTTTTCCATTTGAAAAATCAATGACCCTCTGCTCCCGCAGGTCGTAATCCATAGCGCCGTAGATATCCACAACACCGGGAATCTCTTTGAGAATCGCCGCTCTTTCACTTTCGAGATCATGCCACAGGAGGAAATGATCCTCCGGTGATCCGTTTACAATTTCCTGCATCTTTGCCACCCTCGTCCCGATGCTATCACGCTTTACGGCAGCTGCTTCTTTCAATCCTTCCGCCGCCTCCTGGAATAACTGCATCTGGCCATCCCTGTCCGCCGTATCCCCGTAATGTACCGGCAGTTCATGCCACCGCACATCCAGTTCCGGCAGATCGTAGCCTTCATCGGAATACTCCGGATTGAGATCAGAAGGTTTTGTAATAAACAATGCCCAGCTGCTTACCCACATCCAGAACTCATCTTCCATGTTCGGGTAAAGTGTCAGGTTATTCGCCTTGGTGCTGTCACGCTGGAAGAATCTTGTAAGGGCCTGCCCAGTATCCATTACCTCCAGATATCCAGCATAATGGATCAGCTCCTTATATTTGTTCGGTGACGGGGTGGCCGTGGCTACCAGCTTATATGGTACGTTCTTAAATTTGTCAAGGAACGTCTGATAGGTCTTGCTGCCGAAGCTCCGTAAAACACTGGCTTCATCAAGTGACGTTGCTGCGAAGTATTCCGGCCGGATGTCTCCATCCCGGACACGTTCATAATTGGTCAGCACGATCTGACTTATACTCTGCTCAACTTCTTCCATCGTCCGGCAGTACTCCGGCTTCTCATAGCCAAGGATTTCCACAGCATCCCGTGTGAACTCCTGCTTTACTCCCAGTGGCAACACAATCAGTGCTCTACCACCACAGTGATCTGCTGCCTGCTGGCAGAATTCAATTTCCTGTATGGTCTTACCCAGACCGAAAGATTCAAAAAGTGCCCGTCTGCCGCCTTTCAGTGCCCAACATACAGCGTCACGCTGATGCGGTTTCAATGCTTTGTTAATCTTCGCAGGATCCACAATAAATCCGCTGTCCTGCGCCAGTTCTATTTTTGATTCTAAAAACTCTCTGTAAGTCATTTTTTCAAGGAGACCGCATATGCTTCACTCTGGCCAGAGTCTCGGCTCCTTTCCAAAATATTTTTTCCATGCAGGAAAATCTTTTCGCCCTCAAAATCTGACATAATATTCTATATAGGGAGGTGATTTTCATGCGAAGAAAAATAAAATTAAATATTTTAGCAATATTTTTAATTATCATTTATTTGATTATTAAAATAATTGCTAAAAATTGTCCTAACGAAATAGCATTTGATTTTTGTTCTGTCGTATTTATGCAATATGTAAGTTTCGTAGTATACGTTTACAATTTATCAGAACAATTTCATTTCGTATGGCCGTGGCAGCGTTAAGCTGCCATGTGCCTACATCATTCCATGAAATCTTCCATGCACATCTGTCCTTCCAGATCATCTTCTTTGTGTAATGCGACTTCAGCATTTTTGTTTTTATTTGCGCCCGTTAAACATCTGGGATGATCCCATTTAATCCTATATCCACAACTCATACAAAAATTAGATATTACACCACAGGACACCGTTGCTCCGCATTGCCCACATGTCCACCAATCTTTAATATGATTTCCTTTGTGGTATTTTGGTCTAATCCCAGTATTCTTTTTTTCATATCGCTCTAACTTTTCCTTGTCCGTCATCTATACCTCACATCATCTGATCTATTGGCAACTCCATCTGTACCGCCGGTACATCTTCCCATCCGACTCCAATATAATCCAGCACCTTTCCCCATCCATATTTTTCTCCGGTGATAGGATCTGTGACACATCGCTTCATGTAAAAATCCCACTCTACCGGATTATCCTCTCGCAATCTGTCAAACCTATGCGGACGCTCTTCAATGTGGATTCCGAACCCACACATGGAGCAACCGGTACGTTGTGCTCTGGTGGTATAATAGTCTCCGTTCTCATGCTGTCTGATCTCGCCATACGCTGACGGAATAATCGTTCCAAGCGGCTCATACGGTATTACATTTCCGTTCTTGTCCCGGCTATATGGCTGCTGATAATACAGTTCCGCGAACAGATCAATGTGGTTGCGATACCAATCATCCATTTCAAGTGCCAGACGCAAGATGTCGTTCCGCATAAAGATTGCAAACGGCGCCGATCTGGTGACAGTCGCACCATAGTAATTGCAGCCATGCTCTACAAGCGCCTCTTCTCTCTGTCCGCCCTCGGAAGCCATCATTCCAAGATACGGATAACTGTTATGTGATTTTGCCCAATCGTCACACGGCTTTTCTTTCAGCCAGTAGCAACAGTCATTGGATACCTTAAAATCCGGTTTCTGGTAACCCACACCCTCATTCTCGTTTTCATATCCACCGAACAACTTAAGCCATTTTTGCGGCAACTTCATTCGGCTGTTCTTTGCAAAATGTCCCTGCTCCCCACACTCACCGGTAATAATGGCATGGCGGACAGTTTTGTTATCCTCCGTGGGATTCTGCAACAGATCAATTTTTCCGGCGATTCTTTTCGATATAACCGGGAAACCGCACTCATTCAGCACTTCCACCTTAGTCTTGTAGGACTTCACCAGTTCAATCCCCAAAGCCTTATGTACCTTTTGATTTCCCTTATCTTCCACCGCTGACACCGAGATCGCCGGGACATGAATTCCGATGCTGTGCAGCCAGATAAACAGGGTGATACTGTCAAGTCCTCCAACCGATACATGAGCTTCACAACCGCGCTTTTGCATCTCATCGTAAAATTCATATGCCTTTTCCGTCTGCCGTTTGATTTTATCCTCATACGACAGTGCCTGAAGCTCACTGAAGTTCTTTTTCATGTCCTTTTTGGCTTCACGCCACGCATTCCGTATAACTTCAGGGGCATCTTCCTCGATCCCAGTCTGTTCCTCTTCCAATTCAAATAAAGATAACTGTCTCATGTTTATATGGAGTAAAGAGCTCTTTCACGCTGGCCAGCAAACCTCTCACTCCTTTCTGATTTATTTAACTACTGTCTCACTCTGCTCCTTATACTGTCTCCCCGCCATCTGCACCAGATAGTGCTGTAGAGCCTGCTCCACGCTGATCCCGTGCTTTACGCAATAGCGGTCAACGTAGCGTTTAAAGTCCGCATTCTGCTCGTACAGGGCTGTGTAATCAATGGGTTCCATCTGCATCACACTCCTTTCGGTTTTTCGCACCGCTCAAATTCGATAACCCACACCCACGGATTAGCATCCCAGCCGTATCGGTCAAGATCGGATTTCTTGATAGTACTGTTCCAGAGATTTTCCCATTCTTTTAATGCAATCTCCATATCTCCACAATGGACGGCTAAGGAAGAAAGTCCCTCATTGCGAATACTATCAGCAGTAATATCCTGCAACCGCTCTACTCTCACATTCGTAACCTTAAGCCAGATCCGTGCGGCTTCTTTCGGCATGTGGATGGATGGTTTCCACTTCGTAACATCGGCTATATCATCTCTCTGCCAATTTTCGTAGTAATAATATCCGTTCGGCGCATTTTTCCATGTTTCCCGTACATACAGGATATCACCCCGCTGATACGGTGAATCATACGGGCAGAGGTTTTCATTTCCTCTTGGTTTCGTTATGTAGCCGTTAGGATGCACGATAAATGGATGTTTTAATGTTCTACGGGTGCAAGTCTTCCGTCCGTCCAGAATTGCCCGAACCATTTCTGTGTTGAATAAAATCGGTTTAATCGCCATCTTCCTTGCTCCTTTCCGGGATCCTCGGTCTCTCCGCAATCACAGGGTAACTGCACTCATACGGCTTTGTCCTGCCGATGCGGATTGCCTGTACGCTAGGGTGCTGCTGCATCCGGTCCAGCTTTATGTCCGTAAAGTTCTGTGTCCCGCCGTGATTCATCCGTTCGCCCTCTTTCTTTTCGTCCGGTCGTACATCCGGTAGTACTGGCGCCGATCTACTGTCATGGCCTGCACCTGTGCGCGCCGCCGGTACTCTTTTCGCCTTTCTTCCTTTCTCCGCTCCTGCATCTCTTCGGTTCCAGCTTCATCAACTGCGGCTTTATACCGTCGATACTTAGACCACCGCCCAGATGACAGGCATCGCCGAAAATTCTGCACGGTCATCCCAAGGTACTCCGCGGCAGCCTTGGCCCCGACTATGTCATGTCCTACAGGCAACTCATATTCATCATTGGTCACGATCATATATGTTTTCATTGTGTCACTTCCTCTCAGTTCGACAAAATCTCCTGTTCCAATGCGCTGAAATCATAATCCCGTGTCATCATCCCTTGGTTTCCCTTTCCTTTTCGAGGCTCTGGAGGACGATACACACCAGGAAGATATTGCAGGTAGGTCTTATCACGTAGAAAGTTCTGCGGATGTTTGATGAACTGCTGTTCCTTGATTTTCCCAGTTCTACGGAGACTGTCAGCATAGTTCTCCACCGCAGTGATCAGATCCTGTTCCGAGGCATTGTCCGTCATTAACGTGCTGACCAATGCAATCTCAGTCTGATATGCGTATATCTGGATGTCTGGGAGTGGATAGGCTGCCAGGAAGCGATCAACGTGTGCCGTGGGGGATATAGGGGGATTATTTTTTCTTTTATCTTTCTCTATATCTTTTATATATATATCTTGCATACTATCTTGCACACCATCTTGCGTACCAACTTGCTCACTGTTTTGCTTACTATCTTGCACACTAACTTGCTTACTATTTACTATAGTGATGGTGTACAAGGTCGTTTTAGTACCTCTCTCCCGAAAGTCTATCAGCCCTCTCTGCTTCAATTCATTTCTCGCTTTCAGTATTCCTGACCTGCTCATTCCCGTCAGTACGGAAAGCACCTGATTCGGCGCTTGGAACCACTCTGTCCAGTTGCATCCATTGTTTATGTGCATCAAAGCGAACCATAAAGCAATCTGCCCTGTAGACAACGGATTCATCGTGGCCGAATACCAGAAAGAATTGATAGCTGTTATGTAATTCATTCCACCACCTACCCTATTCCGAAATCTTTCAACGACATCTGACCGGTATTATCTGCTTTCGGTGCCAGACACCTCCGTATAGCCTTACAGCGCTTGCTACAGCTGCTGGTCCTTGCCATCTCCCGGAACAGATATGCCTTGGCTTTCTGCCGGTCTTCATGGCTGTCATCTGGCCGGAAGTATCCATTATCTATGTTAATAATCAGAGTACCGCGGATCAGAAGAGCATCTTCAAGTTCCTGGCGGATTTTCCGGTCACTCATATTTGTATCTGCCACCAGCTTCTGCCGTGATATCCGGTTCGCATAGCCAAACGGGATATAATTTTCAATCAGTATATTGACCACCTCCCGGGCGGATTGCCGTCCGCCCTGACACTAATAATGGCTGTTTGTGAGACACCACCACATGAACGGTTTCTTTCGCCCCGCAGAGCAGGTGTTTCAACCTTATAGGTAAGACCTTCCAAACTCTTTTATAAACTCCTCACGGGAGCCGTAATGTTCCTCGTAGTACCGCTGACATTTCTGTTTCAATCGCAGATCAAGTCCCTGATTCGGTTTCATATGGACACTGTCCGGCCCCCACGTATGCAGTGTGGGGTGCAGCGGCACCAGGAATCCTCTTTCCTCACTGGCGGCCTTACGGCTGCCGTTAAATACGTGATGGATATGCACCACATTCAGATGTGTTATATAACAATGGTGCATATCATCCGTAAGCACGCTCCAACATTTCTTCATGGTTTCCACGCTTTCATCATGCTTTCTAATTCATCTGGAGGAAGCGTCTCAATTCCCAGTTCTTTGGCTTCTGCCACGATTCCGTCAATAAAATGACTCATTTCCTTTGTGTCATACTCACTGGATCCCTTAATCATTGCATAAGCATTAAACGTGCCGTTGCTCCTGATTGGCATCCAATGGCCGGTTATCCGGCTCATATCTACACAAGCCTTTACCGTAACAGTGATGGGCACACCGTCCGCCTCTTCCAGTACACCATAATCTTTCAGCATCTTTTCATAGATTTCTTCCTTGGTCGTAGGAAACTCTTGTGCATCCGCAATCTTGCTCATGAGCACCCAGGCATACGCATTTGCATCCAGTGACCTCTTCTTGCGCCACTTTTTTGCGGTAATCACAAGCTTGTCCAAATCTTTAATGCTGTCATACTGGCGGGACACTTCGTCGATAGAGTCAGCCTGGAATGCAATATTATATTTTCCCGTAGCAAAATCCATTGTGATTCCAGCCACTTTCCCGGTAAATTCCATCAGGGAGCCTCCTTAGTGGGCATGTTCTTAGCCTTCTGCAAAAAGTCTTTGATCTGCAGATCTGACAGTTCATAGACGTTTGAGACTTTGTATGTCTTGCAAATAGAAACAGCCGAATAGCCTATCCTTTTCAGTTCTGCTTCTACCGGAGCCAGTCTTTTTTTGTCCGCCTCCGTCTTACCATCCGGCTGTTGCGTAGGATCTGTATATTTGGTCTTATCAGCATCCCAGTACACGTCAGCACCGATTCCCAACTGCTTGCATGCAACCGAGATTGCATCGGTGGTAGCCATCTTATAACACTCATCCTCAACATAAGCAGTACCATCTTTCTGCTGCTTGACAAACATTGCTCCGCCCACACCGTGGATGGGCTTTGACCATTCATCCCCGACTTTTATGTAAAGCAGGATATTCACAAAGGCAGCCACCTCCGTACCGGACGGCTCCAGCCACTGTTTAGTAACCTCGTAATACCATCCAATTCCACAGGGGCCGAACTGCTCCGTGAGTACCTTGATCCGCCACAGCGGATTGATTTCTGTTTTTCCTTTCAACCTGCCGCCGTTGATGGCACTCTTGGCTTCGTCCGGCACTTTCTTCACCGCATTATAGATTTTCAGATTATCGTCCATCAAATCAGCTCCCAATCAATACCAACGCTCGTCAGATACATCTCCAGTTTCTCTTTTGCCTCCGCTGTCAGTGCCATGCGGTACTCATACAGATTGCTCGAACCTTCCAGATCCTGCGGGATCATGCTATCGATTACTTCCTGCGCAGCCTCTTCCTTTGCCTGTTCTACCGCAGCCAGCTTTTCCGCTTCTGCCGCCGCAAGAGCCTCCTGTTTCTCCCTTTCTGCTCTGGCCAGCGCCTCACGCTCCCGCTGTTCTGATTCCAGTTTCGCACGCTCCTCCCGGCGGATGCGTTCCTCTTCTTCGCGACGGATGCGTTCCTGCTCTCTGGCAAGGATTTCTTTCTGCTGCTGTTCATACTGGTTGATGTAGAGAATAGACTTTGTCAAATCATAGGATTCCAAAAACATGACAACGGCTTTCTCTTCTGCATCCGAGTGCATCTGTCGGATGGCATCCAGCCCCTGTTTTACAGTTTCCTTGCGCTCCATCATCTCCCTGCGGATCTGCGTCGGATTCGTGGTCGCATTCTCCCACTTGCTGTTATAGATCTTGTTCAGCGGCAGCTCTGCCTGCATATCACCCAGGCATTCCAGATATAAATCTTTGATCTGCTCTTTTTTCTCTTCAATGCGGCGCTGCTCAAATGCAGATACCTGTCCATTGATAAAATTGATAGGCTGATCGTACATGTCCGCCAGTTCCTTTGCCTTGGCCGCAAACTCTTCCAGAGGCTTCATATATTCATCACGGACCTCTTTCACACGATCTGTAAAAGCTTTCTTTTCCTTCCGGAGACTGGCCACCGTCGCCTTTGCTTCTTTCTTGCTATCTTCGGTAAATACCACATTTCGGTATTCTTCCAGTCTTTCATTCAGATAAGCCTTTCCTGCTTCAAAATCACAGGTGATCTTTCCTGCTTGCTGTTGTACCTGTACTTCGTAATTCTCCATCGTTTCCTTCCTCCATTTCATATGCTTCATACGCTTTGCGCTGTCTCTTATAAAGATCCTCCCGGTGGAGACCAAGCCCCACCAGTTCCTGCTCCATCACATCACCCATGTACCATCACCATCTGCCCGTCAGTCTGTTCCGCATATTTAGACCGGATCAGCTGATTGAGTTCCTTTCTTTTCTGAAGGCTTCGGGCTTCCATCCTTCGGAGATCTTCCTGGCGACAGTCATAACAGACACCATTCTCCAGTTCCCCGGCATCACACAGACCGCCACAGGCATAACACTTATACAGATACATATTCTGCCTCCTGATACTTTAACTTCCGCGCCTTATCGTCGTTCTGCAACAGGCAATAGGCTCTCCGCAGTGTTTCCTTGGTACTCAGTTCCGACAAAATATCATCTTCGGTAAAATCACCGAGAATAATGTGGTGTATTACATTTGCCACACAGCATTCCAACTTCTCCAGTTCTTCCAACCGATCCTTATCATTGCTCATTTGACATTTTCCTTTCCGTGCCGTATAATAGGCACATAAATAGCATTTGCGTGTTGTTTAGTAGGATTCCAAACTTTGGTCGGTGGGGAATCCTATTTTATTTGCCCATCTTCTTTCATAGACAGATATGCGCAAGCATATCCAACTCCGGCACATGTCAGTGCGGATATGTACATTCCTGCTTCAAAGAATCCTGCCGGCAGAATAAACACTGCGATGAATGCCACTGCTCCGAGCAGATTCGGCAGGTTAAATACCTTTCTCACGTTCTCCCTCCTTCCTAAGAATGAATGCTTGTCCGCACCCTCTACGTGATGCCCAGTTACCACACTGGACACCACTCGCTGATAATATTGGGGGCTTGTGGTGCTGTCAGATACACCACGTACAGGGCACGGATAATTATTGCTATAGTTTCATCTGTATCAGCTTTGCCAGCATTTCCTCAGGCAGATCCCCTCCTGCCAGCTCTCCGACCGGTGCGTTCAAAATCTCTGCCAGATCCCACAGGTCTCTCAACTGCATTGATCCCGGATCCTTTATGCGGTTCTGTATGGTTCGTGTCTGTACATTCTGTTTGACCGCAATCTTATCGTCCGTGATCCGCCGCAGTGACATGTACCGCCTGATGCCTGCCTGCGCCCTAGCTTCATATTTCATTCTCACAGATTCTGTTTTCAAGAAATTGGATTTCGGCATCCTTTTCACTTCCTCTCCAGTTCGAATATTGCCCACCGCAGCGCTGCCTTGGTGTCCTCATCCACGTCATCCCGCTCTAAAAGAGCATATAATCTGTCAATTTTCTCCATTCAGCTTCCTCCTTCCTTTACTATTGCTGAGATCTGAGATGATAGTTGCATCCTCCATGCTCTTTTTCTATAATTGATAGTGTCCAATTACCAATTACAAAATTTCAAAGGAGGAATTCACTATGGATGATTTGACTCGCATTTCCTTAGATGCTCTTGTTGAAGAAAATCTAAGGAACAATTCCGATAATATGGTAAAAGCCATTCTTCAAGGCGTTGAATCCTGCTCTGATCAGGATTCTCGTTATGCAAAAATGATAATTAATGCCGTTCACTATTCGACCCACGCTTCCGTCCAGTTGATGGCTGAAGTGTTGTTACAAACTGGTATTCTCCAACCTGCTGATGAGCCTGCGCTGCGAAAGCAGCTTTTAAAGCTTCTACAGGACTAGGATTTTGCATTAAAGCTCTTGCGGACACCAGCTCTGCAAGAGCCTTTGTCTTTTCGGTAATCTCATTCTCCATGTCGTTACCTTCATCGATGCGTTTTTTAATGTGTTCTGCCAATGCGTCGATCAGTTCATCTACCTTCCCCATTCTTTATCCCTCCTTTCCTACTGGCTGATCTGCTGTGAAAAGATAATCCAGTGAGCAATTAGGAAATTCTGATTTTATTAAAATCATTTCATTCCTTTTAAACTCTGTCACACCAGACATTTTGTTTTTTAGACTTTCATATCCAATTCCAGTTTTCTCTGCCAATGCTTTAATGGTCATTTTTTTTCTCGCCATTTCTGCATTCAAGTTATAAAACAAACAAATCACTCCCTTCTGTTACCCTGTGTCGTAACTTATATTGCCATTATATACCCTGTATCGTAATTGTCAACCCCAAAAAGTAACTTTTTTACTTTGTGGGGTAATTTATTATTTACTTTGTAGATAAAAAGGTGTATTATGAAATCACATCGGAGGTGCAAATATGGGACTTACAGATAAACTCGATATACTTATGAATGAAAGAAATATGAACAAAGCGGACTTGGCCAGAGAATCCGGTGTTCCTTATACCACAATAGATGGTTTCTATAAAAAAGGCTCAGATAATGCCAAACTATCTACATTAAAAAAACTATGCAAATATTTTGGCTGTACTCTCGATTATTTAGCTGATGATGATGTGGATAAAAATTCTCCAAACACATTGGCCGCACATTTTGAAGGTGAAGAGTTTTCAGATGATGAAATGGATGAGATCCGCCAATTTGCAGAATTTGTCAAGAACAAAAGGAAATAAAGTCCTTTTAATAGGACTTATGGTTTGCTATTGTGAAGAAGGGTGATATATTTGACTACTTATGAAAGACTTGCCTCCTCTCCAGATGCGGAAGGCGTTACTATTTACGATCGCAAATTTCGCAGTCCTAGAATAAAAGGATTATACTGTGACGGAAATATTGCTGTCAGCAATACTTTAGAAACCGATGCTGAAAAAGCCTGTGTTCTGTCAGAAGAGCTTGGGCACTACCATACAACAGAAGGTATTATTATAGATCAGTCATCTGCTGCCAACAGAAAGCAAGAGCTCCGGGCACGTCTCTGGGGATATAATAAACTGATTGGATTGCACGGGATCATTTCCTGTTACAAAGTTGGGTGCCAAACGGCATATGATATGGCCGAACATCTTGGAGTAACGGAGGAGTTCCTGTTGGAAGCTCTTCAATGCTATCGCAACAAATATGGAGTATGTATCAAATTTGATAATTATGTTATCTACTTTGAGCCAGGATTGTCTGTGCTTGAGTTGATATAAAATCACACTACAAAAAGGAGAATTCTTATGAACACCGAGAAAAAACAAAATGGATTAGGTATTGCCGGAATGATACTTGGCATTATTGCTGTTGTCACGTCATGCTTTGTATTAGGCGGTTTGTTCGGAACCATTGGTCTAATCTTATCTATCATTGCTCTGACAAACAAAAATAAGAAGAAAGGGATGGCTATTACTGGAATCATTCTGAATATAATCGGCATTGCTATTGCTATGGCAGTTTTAATTTCTTCGGTTATCAATAACCAAAGTGTAGCACCCTCTTCTACTTCCAACGAAGCTTCCGTATCAACCTCTGCCAACGAAGAAAGCACCTTTGACATAACCGAGGGATATGCCACTATGGATAAGTTCAATCAGATTGAAATTGGCATGACCTATGATCAAGTTGTAGATATCGTTGGATCTGAAGGTACCTTGATGTCTGAGGCTGGTACTGGTGAATACAAAGTGAGCATTTACTACTGGTATTCTGTGACTCATATTGCAAATATGAATGTAAGCTTTGAAAATGGTGTTGTCACCGGTAAGGCACAGGTCGGCTTAGAATAAAGATTGTCTTATACAATTTATAATAAAAAATCAGCCCCAGTGTTGGCGCACCAGAGCTGATGATGATAATAGTCCCGAAGGATACTACTATACGACCAAAATAATAGTATCATCCCGGGGCTCAAAAATCAAGTCACCGGGCATTTTTATGCCCATTTTTAGGAGGATGATATTATGGCAACGCCTTACAAGCTTCCCAGTGGAACATGGTGTATCAAACCATACAGCCATGAAGAGCCCGTATACAATGCAGACGGCAGTCCTGTCCTGCTTCCCAATGGCGAACAGAAGACAACAAGAAAGTACAAAACTATTACTGGCCCCACAAAAAAAGCTGTAGAGCTCGAAGCAGCGCAGTTTATGCTACAAAAAGAAGAAGAACGTGAGAAACAGCCAAAGAAAAAGAAAGTAGATTATACTCTTCTCCCTCTCACAGAATTAATTGACAAATACATTGAATCCCGGCTGGTCCTAAATAGATCTCTTACCACCATCCAGGACTACCGTTGTATCCAGCGGAACGGTTTTCAGGATCTGATGCAGATTTGTGTCAAAGACATGGATAAAGAACTACTGCAGGAATCGGTCAATATGGAATCTCAGCGTCCGTGTAACCGGAAAAAGGGAGTGACACTCTCGCCCAAGCGTCTGCAGAACGAATGGAGCCTGATTGCATCCGTGATCCGTAAGTATACAAGTTCTCTCGATGATGTCCTGCGTAACATCGAACTGCCCGAAGTACCTGATCGTGTGCCGGATCTGATACCAGCAGAGGCCCTTTTACCTGCAATCAAAGGACACGAGTTGGAGCTGCCAGTCCTACTGGCTGCATGGCTCAGTTTCTCGATGTCAGAGATTCGTGGGCTGACAAAGTCAAAATCTATCTCCGGGGATCAGATTCGGATTGCAGAGGTCGTAGTGGTTGTAGGTGGTAAAGATCAACGTAAGGAAATTGCTAAAAACAAATACCGTAATCGTACGCACCGGATCCCGCCCTATATCAAATCTCTGATTGATAAAGTCCCCGGGGACAGGCTTGTCACACTCACCGAAGCTCAGATCTATCATCGGTGGATCAAGTTCCAAGATGAGCACCGTTTTAAGCATATGACTTTTCACGACCTGCGGCATCTGAACGCATCCGTTATGGCAGCTCTGCGTATCCCGGACAAGTATGCCCAGGAGCGTGGCGGTTGGAAGTCTGACAAGATTATGAAAAAAGTATACACACAGACCTTTTCCGAAGTACGTGTCGCTGTTGATGATAAGATCGATGGATATTTTGATAATATTGCAAATCCGATTATGGAGAATATGCCTTGGGAAAAATACAGAGCCTGGCTTAGCCTTTTCGATCGGAAGGATAGTAAGAAAAGTCAAAAAGATTTCGTGAAATTTATGGAAGAACATAACATTGCAACATAGCCGATCATGTTGCATTTCATGGTGCATTCATGTTGCATCGTGTTGTAAAACGCATGTAAATAGTATATTTTTATCGCACATAGCGTATTCCGGATGTTTCCGCAACCACAGTATTTATCAGCATTTCCCGTATTTTCGACATTCCCTTTAGAAATGCTTTGCGGGTTCGATCCCCGTCTCGCGCTTGAAAAAAGAACGATACCAAATCGGTATCGTTCTTTTTTTCGAGCCCTGCCAGGGCTCGAAAGTTCGATGTCT